TGAGTAAAAGTTGACCAACTATTCAATACTTTTTGAAAGTTATCACCATATAACCATCTGTTTATGTATAACTTATTAGGATTATCAGTACCCAAAAGAACTAAAACATCTTCATTTGTACTAACAGCTAATTTAAATATGTTACTTGGTATAAGTCTTGGTACATGAATAGTAATATTACTAGCATCTTTAATAGCTACATTTTCTTGAGTTATATATTCTCTTACACCAGCAAAAGAACCTTTGTTAGTTAGGTAGTAAATAGAAGAACCAGAACCTACAGGTTGTGCTTGATCACTTGATTCAAATTCAGTTGCAACTACTACGTTAGCAGTCTTAGGTGTTAATGCATCAGATGATGATGTTAATACAAACTGTGTTTGATCAGAGAATAAAACTAATTGTTCTCCCATAGTTACAGCGTGTTTAAGAATAGCAACTTTTGTATGAGAAGCACCAACATCAATAGGATCTGAGTCAATTACCGATAGAACTGTTTCTGGAAAAAAGTTAAAAAACTCTGAAACTCTTGTTAGAACTACATTATCATCAGTTAAAAGACCTAACCTATTTCTAAAAAAGAAGACGTTATTAATTTTATTACCAATAAAAGAAGGGTTAGGAGCAGAATCTAAATCACCTACTGTTCTTTCTCCCCATAAAGGTAATGTGTATGTAGTGCCTGATATGGTGTATGTTCCACCATCTACTCTGGCAAATCTAAAGTTACCATCAGCTTGTCTAATTAAGACATGAGGCATTGTGTCGTAATTAAATTTATATGTAATACCAGGTTCTAATGTTTCTTCCCACTGCCCTTCTTCAAAAGTACCACCGTTATTAGTAACAAACTTAACGTAGTAGTTGTCAAAGTTAGTAGCTTCGTCTCCTTTTACTTCAACAACATAACCATTAGGAGAAACAGTTGGTAGATCAGTAAACCTTTGTATTGAATCTTTTACTACTGTTAACTGTGTATTACCTTGTGAATCATTACCATCAATAGAAAAATTACTACCATCATTCTTTTTAATATGTAATACAGGACCATTTCTTGCAATCGTAAAACCTGTAAGACCTGAGTTTAAAGCTGATTGAAGGTCAGTAGCAACTTGCGTTGTACTAAGTGTAGAGTCTCCTGTGGTGTCGTCAGTAACAGTTACACCATCTACAGTGATTGAGTATGTAGTTTTATCTGAAACTTGATTAATAAACACTACAGCTTGTGTGATGTTACCTGGACTAAGTGCTGTATCCATTGCTGCTGTAATGCTTGTGTTAACAACAAAAGTAAAGTCAGCAATAGTAACAGTTTTAATTACACTTCTAGGAGTTGATGTATTAAGGTAAGCTGTACCATCAGGTTTGTTTACAGTCTTTTCTGTTCCGTCTATGTCATAAACTTTTACATTACCATTGCTAAATATTGCTATATATCTTTCATTAACATCTCTATTAATAGTTTGAATATGAACATTACCTACAGTTGTATTACTAATACTAGTAATAAACTGTGTACCAGAACGCTTTACAAGCCCCTGTACAGGACTGCTATTAGCATTATCTTGTATATCTGCATGATCAGCTTGTTTTGTTGAATCAGCAGCTTGTGAGATTCCTCTTAGTAATGTAGGAATTGCTCTTGATACGACTGCCATAGTTATCTAATTAAGGCTCTTGATGGGTTGTAAGTATCAAAGACGTTTGTTAATGAAGGATCTCCCCTTAGTAGGTTATGATCTGCATTACTGAGATCTGTTTCCATTAGTATAGCTCTTGCTCTTATTTCGTCTTGTTGTGTGTAGGTTCTTAATCCATCATCACTAACTAATCTATCAACAAATATTCTTGCAGCTTTAATAGTTATGTATCTTCTGGCAGGTTCTGGTATCTCATCAAAAGTTCTAAAATAAACAACTGTGCAGATCAGATCTTCATCAAAATCATATTTATTATTTAACCTGTCATATAATTTTAAACCACGTTGTATTGCATCAATGTTTGTATGTTGATGAATATTAGGATCAATTCTTAAAACGTCTGTAGAAAGAGCTATGTTGTTAGATCCATCTCTAGTAAGAGTTACATCTATCTCTGTATTAAAACTCCACCCTTCTGATTGAACTTCTTTGTTTACTTCAGTAAGAGTGCTTTGTGCAAGTTTTACATCAACAGGCAGAGTACCTGTTAAGGAGTTAACTGGTGCTTCTCCTATAGCAGCCAACATAATGTTGATGCTTTCTAATTCTGTTGTAGCTGCTGTTGTCATTATTTCTTAGCAGTCTTAGCTGCTTGTTTAAAGTTTGCTGCTGTTGGCGCACCTGCGCTACCAGGTTTTCTCATTTTTTCACCAGATCCAGCAGCGATTCTTTTACGCTTTGCATGGATATTGGCATATAAACCTTTCTTTTTTTTACCTTTGGATTTCTTAATCTTAAGAGAATCTCTATCGTAATGACTTGGCATGATTTACCTTGAAAGAAAAAAAGAAGAAGTACCCATTGCTGAGTACTCTTCTGTATGTAGTTAAGAAGCAGACAGCTTGATTGTAGCTGCACACTCTGGTCTTAGGATTCCATGCCCGAGTGCGTACTTCGCTACGAGCAGCGTACCCTGGTACATAATTCCGTAGTCAGAGCCTGAGATCTCAGTTGTCATGTCCATTAATTTCACAGTACCAACTGCTGATTTATGGAAGACAAGACCGATAGTTTTACTATCGTCACCTGCGTAACTGTTATTTGTACCAGTAACTTCAGATGATACGTTTGATTGAGGTACGTTGTTACTCATCATTACAGGAATACCTGCAACCATTTGTACTTTACCTGAAGCAAATGAACCGTTACCACCTGGGTTAAAGTCTACATCCACTGTCCTGGTTGCACTTTCGGCCAATTTATAGTATTCGGCTGGAGGTAAAACGCAGAATCTGTCGGTAGATGGAATATCACGCTCGTCAAACGCTTGAGCAATGTCATAGATAGCTGCTGCTAACTCATCACCTGTTACGTTTGCTGTAGCTGTATTACCAGAAGCAAGAGTAAGAACTGTACCACCACTGCCACCACTGATTGTTGCAGAAGCTCTGGAAGCATTAGCGATTACCTTCGCTACGTTTTCATCATATCTCTTAGCAAGAGCTTTACCTAACTCAGTAGCATAAATAGCTCTTACGTCATAGTGATTTTTAAGCTCATCTAAGTTACTTACGAAACTTTGTGAAATTAAAAGATCATCTATTGAAATGATTTTTTCATTCGCCTTGATTTGGTTAGCACCTACTAGTGGGTTTCCTGGTGTGTGATAAGCTGCTGTAGCTGTACCAGTAACAGGAAATTGTGCTGATTTACCAGAACTAATTGTACGGACGTTATGAAGGCTCTCGTTGAAAATGTTGTTTTCAGAAAACGCAGTCAGAACCTCCCCACTGAAGACCTTGAGAAACAAGGCATCATAGCTAGTTCCAGAATTGTTAACCAGACCAAGACGAGAAACTGTGGCGTTAGCCATAAGGTTCTCCTTGAATAGTTAATTTACTGTGAAACTTCCTTTAGCCCTTCCGTTCTCTCAGCGTTGTCTGACGCATCAGGCACTTCGATATTGAGAAATATTTATAGAAGTTATTGAAATAATAACAAAAAATTAATTACAATTCCACTTTCTTAATGCAAGTGCTTTACGAGTTGGTCTTCCTTTACTATCTTTCATTGGTCCTTTAACACCAGACATCCTTGCACAAAAAGATTTTTTTCTACCTTTTTCTGATTTAGTTAAACCAGATTTTTTTGTAACAGGAGGTTTTAAATTACTACCAGTTTTTCTATTTATATAGTCTCTACCCTTCTGCGACAAACCACCAGTAGGGTTTTTGTGTACCTTTTTTATTTTAAGACTTTCTCTTGACATTACCGAGTAGTAAATACATCGCTATTACCTAGCCGTCTTTGCACATCTTCTGTGTATGTAACATCTTTTCCATAGCGAGGATCTTTCATAGCATTAACTACTTCTGCTGTTGATCTGTAAGGTGAAGGTCCACTTGTTGATGGCTTACCTGTTACTAAGTTCGGTTCAACTCCCATAGCGTTTGTGTATTGTGAATAAAGTCCTTGTACTGCCATTCTAATTGTTGGCGTGTCACCTGTCTCGGTAAGTTTATTAAATGCATCTGCATCTTCACTTGATAAATTTTGTGTTGCCCAAGCTGTCATCTTGGTATAGTTATCATCTCCTCCTACAGAATCTTTAATACTTTGTATTTGTTCTGAAGGTATATCAGAACCTCCTTTTAAACCATTGAGATAAGTATCTATCACCTGTCTAGAAAAACCTGCTCCTTCTAATTTGGTGTAATCATCTTCTGATATTTTACCTGACTCTTGAAAACGATTTGATATATCTTGTGGATCTATCTGTGCTTCAGTTAATACTTCAGCTAATCCTTCACCATAAAATTCTTTAGCATTAAATTCTGGTGTTTCAGTTTCTTCAGTAGTAGGTTCTTCTGTTGTTGTTTCTTCTTGTTTAGGACGACTACCTAACTTACCTTCAAGTTCTCTATAACTAGCTGCCAAATCTTCTACTGATTTAAACTTACCTAAGATAAGACCATTCTCATCTGTTTCGTTTTTAGCAAGAGTCTTTAAATCCTCTTGTGTCATTGGTGGTGTTTCTGACGTATTTACCTGGGATGAAGTCATAAATAATTACCTAACTAAAATGTATTGTACTGCCATGTCTAGTTTTGACATCATTAGTGTTTTCG